CGGGTGATCGCACCGGGCCGTCGGCACCCATAAAGGTGACCGGGCGGCGGTCAGCAGTCCAGTCAAGGCCCGCGATGGCAAACGCCTCTGAAGCTGTGCACCGTTCGGGGACAATCGTGCCCACCTGAGCCGTGAGTGGGTTCACCGCATAGCCGTGCTCGCGGTACTTGCCGTACACGGCCGGGCCGCGGCCGTCGGCGGCGTAGGCTTGTGAAACAGCGTTGCTATAAGTCATTGGATTAAATTAAGAGTTGGATTTGTAGGGTCAGTTAGCTATCTGTGTCAGGTAAATAGTGACAAACAGCATACCTAACATCCAGGTAAGGCCGAAGACAATTACCGGGGGCATGGCAGCACCTACTGACTAAGGGACTGTAGGTGCGCTGTAGAACTCTGCTGCCCATTCCTGGTAGCTCGGATCCTCCGGTAAGGGGTAGTCCTCGAGTTCCCAATCACTCTCGTGCATGCCGCACGGGGAATACCAGCCGCCTTCGTCGGCTTCCCAGCCGGCGGCGCTGCGTGCCTTGGCGATGCGATCGTCCTCGGCCATGGCAGCCTCGACGGCACCGAGGTGCTCGTACCAGTTGGGGCGGCGCTCGAGCTGCGCCAGGTTGAATGTGGGGTCGGTCATTCGCCTAGGTGGAGTAGGTGGGCTTCGAGGTATTGGCTGACCTCCTGCAGCTTGCGGCCGGCCTCGGTGCGCTCGGTGGTGGCCTGAGCCCAGGCACCGGCCGGCTGCACGTAGTAGTCGCGGCAGTTGAACTCGATCGCGTTGAACGCGGCGATGGCGTTGTTCAGCTCACGCCAGGCTTTTAAATAGCCCTCGGAGAGCATCTCGCGGCTGGTGCCGTTGAGATGCACCGTGGGGAAAACAGTGGGTTCAGTCATCATTCCTCTCCGATGTAGAAGCCAGAGCCGGGCGCGAAATCCTCGAGCATGTCGCTAAACGCACTCTCTATCCGCTGTTTGTTGCGGGGATCCGCTTTGTACCAGGCATGCGCTAAGGCGCGGCAAAAGCCGCCGCCGTGCATCTCCATCGACTCAACCGTGAGATGGCGCTGCTGCGGTGTCAGCTGTGTGTAGCTCATTGGGAAACGCGGGTTGAAAGGGCGACATAAACAGTGGGCGAATCGGCGGCTAAGCCTTCGGCCTGCTCGCGGAGCTGCAGCTTGCGCAGCGCATCCATCGAGATCTCGGTCTCGGGGGTGTAAGTCCATCGGTGGCGGACCTTACGGGTCACCACCAGATCACCGTGCTCGATGCGGTCGATGTCAAGGCGCTGCATCCGCTCACACAGCCACACACGGTGGGCGGTGAGCTCTGCAGTTAGACGCTGAACCTGCAGCTGCAGCTCGTGTGCTGTAGCAAGGCGCTTGCCAATGGCGCCGGTTGGGCTGTAAGTGCGGGTGTTACGCATGAATGGGTGAAGAACGCAAGGAAAGTAGCAGAGATGCGCGGTTTAGTGCGAGACCTCCACATAAGAGGTCATGTTGTACGCGATCCCGAGCTCGTCGTAAGCCAGCAGCAGCGGGCCGACTTCCGCGGGATCCTCAACCCAGTGCTCGTGCTCGAGATCCTCTGAGAGAAAGTGCCATACGCGGATCGGTGGATCAGCAGGCTCGGGATCGCGGGGGCTGAGCGGACGTGGATCAGGGCAGTAGCTGTTCATAGCCAGGTGTTGGGGGAAGGGTGTTCGTGGGGCGCTGGTAGCCGTAATCAACAGCCATCGCAGCAAGGGCAAAGCCCAGCAGTAGGCCCGCGACGTATTCCGCGCGGACCCAAGGCGGTGTGGGGCGACGTGACATCAGGCAGCTCCTACATAGGCGGCACCAATGCCGTGGGCGACAACGTGCACGTCTTGCTTGGCGCCATCGCATAGGCGGCATGTAAGGCAAGTGGCTTGGCTGTTATCAGCGGTGGCCGGGCAAAGCTTGCCCGCATAAGGCGCGGCACCCTGCGGCACCACAGCAAAGGTGCGCCAACCGGTCTCGGTGGCAGCGAGATAATCGGCGAACGAATCGCAGCTGGCCTGGAAGAAACCGCGGCACCACTGCGCGAACGGCTGGCGCCACTGGTGGGTGTAACCGGTGTGGCCATCAGCCAGCGCAGTCAGATCACGCACAACGGACTCGGACAGGATCGCCGGGTCGCCATAGGCACCCCAACGGATGCGGCGGCCGCGGATGTAGCGGGCATGCAGGCTCGGGTCGTAGTCGGGGTAGCTGCCGCGGGCAAAGGCGCGCCACACGCTGTTGACGCTCTTGCCCACGTCGACATAGCAGCTGCGCACGAAGCGCTGCAGCGCATCATCCCAACGGCGACGGTGCGGACAATCGCCGCAGATCGTGCGATCGTCGCCGGAAACGATGGCCGCTAGCGGGCCAATGTCAGGCCGCAATATGAACACTTGCACCATGTCGCCGGTCTTGGCGTTGGTGCTGCGGAGCGTCGCGATGGCGACGTAGGGCTGGCCGTCGATGGGCGATACGCCGCGGTCGATGACGAAGCCACGCAATGCGCGGCGGGCCACCCGGCGAGTGGTGGCCTTGCGTTTGGTGGATGACATTGCTCAGTAATCGCAGGTGGACACGCCCTCGGGAAGGAGCTTGAAGATGTCGTCGAGGTCGATGGTGTGGACCTCCCCTTTGTTGTTGAACGCGGTGGCGTAGCCGATCAGGTAACGCAGCTTTTCTCCGCCGACTTCTTTGATCACGCACCACTCGCCGTCTTCCAGGTGAGGGGCGACGGCTGTTTCGACATCCCAGTCGATGTGATCATCTGTCGCTTCGTCGTAGATGAAGCTCGGCCAGCCGCAGCTATCACCGTCGGTAACGAGTAGGCAGACCTGACGATCAGCGATGGACTCTACATAGACCTCGATTTCGGAGGGCATTGCTGCCTCCAACGCCGCGATGTCTTTAACGCGAAATTTGTTCGAGCGTGCAAACGCTATGTAGTTTGCCATTGCTAGTACTCACAGCTAGAGAACAGAAGGCGCGATGCGCCCAGAGAGCCCACCCATAGAAGGGAAGGGCTCTGGGGGAACATCAGGGCTGCCAATCAAGGGGCAGCTGTATCTGCTGCGGGATGTTGTGGATCAACCGCAGTAAGGTGCGCCGCTCTCGGAGCAGGCGCTCCGCTGCCTCACCAGATAGGCGGGGTAGTAGGCGGTTAATCGTGTCGACGCGCTTTTGCTCTTTACTCATTAGTTCACACAGTGGTGGTTGTTGTGGCAGCGGAGCATCCGCATATAGCGGGTCAGCTCGATCTCGGCGACTGCAAGCCGCGCCTCAAGCTTTGACAGGTACTCCCTGTCGAGATCTTTCACCTCTTTGTATGAAGCCACAAGGGAGCGCATAAACCGAGCGTTCTCGGTGATTCGGGTTCCGGCGTCCATCAGATGCGCTCCGCTTTGAGATCGGAGAGCAGCTCACGGCATTCATCCGTCGTCATGCGACGGATCAGAGCATGCGCCAGATAGGCGCCCATTTCGTAGTCGTCGATCAGCTCAGCGAGCTTTTCGCGGGTCGTTTGACCCATAACTGTTTCGTACATGCTGAGTCACAGCTAGAGAACACGAGATGCAAAGCACCTCAGCCAAAAGACCCCCGGACGCAGCGCGCCAGGGGGAACTTCTGGGGGAGATGGTCTGCCCTATGGGCGTATCTGCAGGCCAGGCGTTAAGGGGCTGGCGCACCTAACCACCGGGATTAACCGAGGGCACGAGCGCACTGCAGAATCGCGCTCGCTGACTATTTCACAAAGTCCGGCCCCTACCGCGCAAGGATCCTGCTCGCCTCCTAAAAGGAGTGTGGAATCTGGCCCATCGCCGGCCTCTCCACCTAACGCACCCCGTGCCCCTCCCGTTGTTTCGTAGCTACTCCAGGCTCGCCCACTGCCGCCCGGCGTGATAGCCGGGGTGGGATTCTTGCCCTTGTTCGCTGTATCCCGGCACGGTGACCGGAACCTCAGGGATTTAAGGATGCGCCGCTGCAGCCCATCGGTAGCCTCCATCGCACTCGGGGTGCTCTAGAGCCGTGGCTTAGCTGACAACTCCGGGATCCGCCCGGCCGGCCGCGCTTTCTCGGCTGCGCTTGTCACTTAATGCATGGCGTTTGGCTGAACTGAAGTAATGGTGGCACACATGGTGCGATCCGTCAAGTAACCGGTGGAACCGGTAGCGGATGCGCAGCCATGGGGAGCTGACCTTAGGCCTAGGCTCCGCGGGATGGCTGCGCTCCCGATGCCATGAATGATGGCACCGATCAGGGGAACCGTCAAGTCAATTGCCTGTTGCGTTTGAGACGCAAGGTGAGACGCGAGACGGCTTGCCTGAACAGACGGAAACGCGCATGATGTGCGCGCGTGGATCCAGTATTGCACGGCCTGATGCAAGGGTCAAGCGTCTTGGCTGTGTCTCATGCGACTCACCGAGCGGTTGTGAGTCTCATGTGATCTCAACCCTGGTCTCGCCTTGAGTCCCGGTGAGACGGGGGTACATCTGTACATCTCACATCCTGGCCTAGAAAAAATTAATATATATGAAATTTCCTAGGGGGTATATTGCTGGGGTTGCGAACGACCTCTATGCCCTCCCGGACCTACCAGCTATGCCTGCCGTTGACTGATGCCCCTTACATCCTCAACGCAAAGGGAAGCCCGCGGCCTATTCCACCGGCGGTTAGGGAACTGTTTGAGCTATCAGATAGCTCACCTTCCGGTCTCGTGTGGAAAGTTAATCGAGGTGTAGCCAAAGCTGGTAAACCGGCAGGTAGCAAGGCTGGAGCTAAATGGCTAGTACCTGTGTACGATCATGGGCTCTTTTATACTCATCGCATTGTTTACTATTTAAGATATGGGCAAAACCCAGGCCATATGATTGTAAGACACACAGATACTAATGATTTAGTTCTGGGTTGGGCCGACGATAATGGAAGGGATGAGAGAGGAGTACCTAAACCTAGAAAGTCTGATAAAACAAAGATTAACGAGAGTGTAAGACAAGCTGTGACCGAAGCGTTGAAGAAAAAAGAAATAGTAATAGGTTTGGTTACACAAAGTATGTATCGCTACGGCGGTGTAATCTACAATATGAAGAGCTTGTGTGACACTTTAGGATTGAAATACACGACTATATACCAGCGTGTGCACAGATGCAACCAATCAGGTGCACTAGCTTTTGCTCTAGAAGGAGTGGAAGTTGAAGAAGTATCCGTATGGTAGGCATTGACTCAGCGCTCAAAAGCTTCCCAGCTGCAGTTGAGATTTCCTCTTAGTTGACGCAGCGCGCGTTGATAAAGTGTAGATACACGGCTTCTTGATATACCAAATTCGTTCGCTACCTGCTGAAACGTTGCCTGCTCGAAGTTCACCGCATACACAAGACGGCGTTGACGCGGGGGCAGCCGGCTAAGCGCTTCCTGGAGTTTCGCTTCGCGTTCAGCAGATAACGCAGCAAGCTCGGGAGACTCGGCCTCGGTTGGATCTTCGGCTGAAATCACATCGGCAATCGAGCTGTCAGTCAGGTGACACAGCGCATCCATAGAGCGGCAATCGGTGAAAGCGCATTGATGCAGGGTGTCGGTGATCCGAGACGGTTCGAGCTCGGTTGCTTCCGAGATCTCCTCCAGTGTTGGATGCCGGCCAGTGATCGCAGTGTGGTTGCTGATCATTCGGCGGATCTTCGAGGCATTGTCCTGGACGTTCACCGGTAGGCGGATCGTCCGGGAGGAGTTGTAGATCGCCCTCGAGATTGATTGGCGGATCCACCAGTAGCTGTAGGTGCTCAGGGCGTAGCCGCGGGTGGGATCGAATAGCTCGATTCCGCGGATAAGCCCCAAGCTGCCTTCTTGGATTAGATCGTTGAGTTCAAGGCCTCGGTTCTGATACCGCTTGGCTAGGTGAACCACCAGGCGCAGGTTGGTGCGAACCATCACGTCGAGTGATCGCCTGCCGCGACGTTCGATCAGTGGAGGTGCTGCGTTTCGATCGGGCTCAGTGCTGCCTGGTGGAACGTAAAAGATCCAAGCTCGGATTCGGTAAGCGTGGCGCAGCTGAGCTTCGCGCGACAAGATCGGGTGACGCGCGATGTCATTTAGATACTGACTTATGGGATCCGCCATGGTGAGGGCAACTCAAGCAGTGTGCAGATCTCGAATAAGGGAGCCCAGTAGCCAAGCGCGTGCATGCGCTAGGCCCTGTTGGCGCGCGATCTTGAAGTAAGTATCGCTGTAGGCATTGGTTAATTTGTTGTTTCGGATTGTTTCAGCTGAGGCGCTGGTGGCCAGCCGAATGTACTGAGGAAGCATGAGGAGAAATTGTGAGTCCATTACAGGGAAAGAGCAAAGTTAGTGAAAGACATAATATCATCAACTTCAGCGATTAACTCATCGAAATAGCCGTCGTTTTCTATGGTGTGCAAAAAGCCAATAGAGTAATCATTCTCTGGGTCAGCTAGAGAAGTAAGGTGATCCAAACCTCCCTCTGATCGGTGCGCTGTAGCAGCATCAGCCTCGGGGCGGTTTACCTTCCACAGCTGCGCACCAAAGCGGTCGAGCAGGGCGGCTTCGTTCGGGAAACGCATGTCGTCTACGACAACGCGCTCAACTCCCTGCAGTTGTAGCTGCATATAGCGAAAAGTCCAGCAACGCAGCCACAATTCAGGATGTACGCAGTCGCGGCCCCATTCGGTGCCGAGCGTCCTAAGAAGGTGGCGCGCATCGAGGCGATCATCGATCTCGGGTATCGGAGCGCTCTTGGCTACGTGCGTCATATGGTGCGCATCCTGCAGGCTGTAGCCGAACTCCCGCAGCAGTGTGCCGACCATCGCCTTAAGTGGTTCGGCAAAGCTCAAATGAGTGAAGCCATAGTGCGTCACCAAGTGATCGGCAATAGAAGACTTGCCGCTACCAGCGGTGGAAGAGTAGATACCGACGAGCATGATCAGTTTTGAATTTTGATTGGGTGAAGAAGGACCAGAATCCAGGCGTACATCGCCTTTCCGGCCTCGGTGTAAACAGATGGTGGCTCATCGCCGTTACCGTCGGGATCTCCAAGGATTTGCCACAGCATCTTGGCTAAGCGCTGCACGTTGTAAGTGCGCACTTCATCGTCTTGCAGTAGATGGACGATCGAAAGCAGGACGTGAGATGCGGTCACATCGAAATCAAGGCCAAGCTCGGTTGTGAGGTGGGTGTAGAGCTCGTAAGTGATCGGACTGTTCGGGTTCTCTAATTCGGTCCCGTCGATGCCGCAGGCACTCGCGTGC